ATACATACATCAGAAATATCGCCTCTTCCATAGAATGTTGGATAGACAATCTTATCAAACATTTTTCTTTCTAGGAAATAACCGCTTAAAAGTATATTCTTTTGAGAATTCGCAACCTTTTGAATCATTCCAACTTCAGGACGTTGTGGACAGTATATATACTTCATGTTTGAATCATAATCAATCATCGGTATTTCAATTTCATAATCCCCAACAGTGTAATATTTCCTGTTCCATTGAATATTTGAAGGCGCTAAAATGTCAAGCAAATTAAAATTGTTATCAAGTGCCATGAACTCCATTTAGATACCCCCATATCGTTGATTGTAATAGATTGTTACATCCATAAGGTTAGAGCCATAATCCGCATCAAATGATATCGTATTATTTCCTATCGCAAATGCCATATCTTTGAAAGAAGATTGTTTGTCCGTTCTTCCTATGATGTTAATACCATTCTTTTCCACGATTGGCTTTCTACCCGTCAAGTCAATTATAACCACATCCCCCTGTGCCAATGTATCAATTATTTTTATGAATTTATCATCTTTTTTTATAACAGGGTTTGTCACATTACCGCTTGCAGTTATAACGATTTTCGCATACGTTTCTACATCGCCAAAATTGTCCAGTACTACTTCTTTTGCGAATTTATATTCACTAAAGATAAATCCTCTGTCAATTAAAGAAACATAAGGAAATCCAAAACGAGGCGTTACCTCTGCGATATTCTGCCCAAATTCATCTTCGCTTAATAAAAATGGTTGCGGGCATCTTATCGTAAATGTAAATTTCAGATAATCATATATTTTTCCAGTTGGAAGAGAATAACCAGCAATTTTTCCTTCACACCAGCGAGTACGCCCCATATATGTTAGATAAACTTTGAAAGTTCTATCAACACCGATAAATGACAAAACCACATCACGCATGACTTCACTTAAATTTTTATTTATTAAAATAGCAGTCACACTTCTATCTTGTGAACCAATTTGTGCATGATCATTTGTAAATTCTGCACCATACCCAAACACTTTATTTTTTACATCAAGATTAGGGGATAGGCTATCCCATCCCTCTAATCCATCACTTGGTATTTTCCAAGTTTGATTGTCGATGATGAATTCTCTCCCATCATCTCTAATCATTCGTACTTTTACTTGATTGTCTATTCTATACACCCGCCAATCCGTATTTATTCTGCAATCGCATAGCTTTTGCGTATTCATCAGGTGTTTCTACTTTTTGATAGAAATTGTTTACCTGTGTCGTGTTGCCTTTTGAAATTTGTGGCATAAATCTTACAAAATCTTTTGTTACCGCTCTAATCCAAGCTTTATTTTTTTCAAGTGGCACAACGGCTTCTGCACCATTTCCTTCTAATAATCCAACTTGTCCTTTTTTCAAGACACCACCTTTTTCAAGATATGGAATTCTTGGAATGCTTAACCCAAAATGTTTACCACCAAAAACTGGAACCCATTTTGGAATATCAACAGAAATAGAATTTATTGCACCAATTGCTCCGTTTATCAATCCAATTACCGCATTTATAGGCGCAGATACCAAACCGCCAAGAGTTGAAAAAATACCGCCGAATATATCAACTACACCTTGCCATGCCATCTTCCAATTTCCAGTAAATACCCCTTTTATGAATGTAATAATTCCATTTAATCTACGTATGATACCATCTACAACAGATGTGATGTTTTTCAACCAAGAGCCAGCTACATTAATAATTGTTCTAATTGCACTGCCAAACGCATTAGCTACACTATTAATGATGTTCGATAATACAGGGCCGAAAACACTTATAAACCAGTCTACAATAGGTTTTATATTGTTCCACAAATCAGCCATTCTTGAAATAATTGCGCCCACAAAAGCTACCCAATTATCCCATAAAGGTTTAATTCCATTGTTCCAAACATCTAATAAAATTTTAACAAGATTGTCTAATACAGGTTTGATAATTGTATTATAGGCATTATTCAACGTGTCTGTAATGCCTTTTATTGCGGTCATTACAACATTTCTGAAACCCTCGTTTGTTTCCCATAATTGTTTAATTGCGAGTGTTACAGCGGTAATAATAGCGATTATTCCAGCTATGATACCAACGACAGGGGCTATGGTTGCTATTACCACCCCTATATTAGATGATAAATTCATAAGCATTACATTCAATCCGCCTAATTGTTGCACTGTTGTTATTATATTAAACAACGCAATAGCACCGCGCATACTTGTTAAAATTGCAAATACACCGCCTAATACACCAATCAGCATAGTTAAACCATTTATCACATCATTTACATCTAAATTATCAATAAATGATATGACATTAGGCAATATTTCTACAATTTTTCCGTTTACAACCTCAAAAGCTTCTCCTAGTTTCATTTGGACTGTGTCGCTCAACGTAGAAAGCATACCATTCATGGTTTTAGACTGATTTTCCATCAATCCAAAGTATTGTCCACCTTTTGAAGTCATTTTTTTCATGGCTTTTTCAACTTGATCAAATGTTATTTCCCCATTAGAAATAGCATCGTATACTTCTGCCATTGTCATTCCTGTATCTTCTGCCACTTGATTTAATGGGTTAAATCCGTTTTCAATCATTAAATTAAGATATTCAAGAGTAACTTTTCCGCTTGATTTCATTCGTGCGAAACCTGTCGCTATTGATGTAAGCTTTTCAGCATTACCCTGTGACGCATCCCCAAGCATTGTTAAACTATTAACCGCTTCATCAGCACTGAATCCGTAAGCCATTAATAATGATGTAGTATCTGCTAATTCTGTGAATTCAAAAGGTGTACTTGCTCCTAATGTTTTCAATCGTTCGATAGTCTTGTTAGCTTCATCTACTGAACCTGTAAAAGTCGCAAATGTAGCGGTATATTGTTCGATTTGAGCGTTGAATTTAACACCAGCAAGACCAGCACCAGCAAGACCGGTCGTAATTGCACCAAGTCCGACAAGCGCGGTTTTTTGCATTTTCTCCAAACCACCATCAACCGCTTTTAATCCTGTTTGCAATCCCTTGGTGTCTAGCTTTGTTTCAAATAGTAATGTTCCATCAGCTATTCATATTACACCCCCTATCCGAAGTAATCATCGAATTCTTCTTTTAATTTCTGTTCTTCTTTTGTTAATTTAACTGGGAATGACCATTCCTCTCGTGCTCTTGCACACTGTTTTTCGTAAGTGTCATTTTTCGATGGTTTTCGATATCCTCTCATAGACTTGGCATATCCCCATAATGTGCCTTCTCCAATCACGTTATCGCATAACGCTTTGAACTTATGCCAGTGCATGTCTATTTCTGTTATATCAATGCCATACGTTGCATATAACGCAGAAAAAATATATTCCCCATCTTGCACATAGTCTAATACTTTATCGTTATTAGGACTTGCATTCGGAGTGCTTGATGGGTTGTAAAGAAATTGAAGTAACTGTTGAAAAATAAAATTATCAATTACAGGTGGTTCATATACAAACAAATAAGATATATCTCTGTCAATATCATCATTTTGTACATCATCATAGAACCTTATCCAAAGCCTGAAATCTGTATTTAATAAAATAGGCTTGCCATCTGCCGGTTTGATGGCATTAGGTAAGCCTTTTTCTCTTAAATCTATCATTTGTTCTGTAATTTATTGATGTTTTCTAGTGATTTTCCAGCTTCGATAATTTTATCAATGGCTCTGTTGTTTGATAATTTTTCAGCACTTTTTTTCTGTTGCTCGTTGATTTTTTCTTTATACACATCATTTGCCATATTGCATACAAGAGTTAATTCATCAAGATCAATATCATCAATGTTGTTTGAACCAAAAATTTCAACGATTTCTTCTTCTTTCAAAATCAGTTCAACAAATTCAAACTGCTTTTCATACTGTTCAATTAAAGATTGAGCACTGAACATTTCTTCAATCTTTTTCGCAATCTGCATTGTTTTCTTTTTTAATTCATAAGTTTTTGAATTGATTGTAATTTTTGCCATTTTTTACGCTCCTTGTTCTTCAAACGTGATTTGACTGTCTGCATTTTTAGCAAGTCCTTTTCTGATGCTTCCACCAAAATTGATTGTAAAGTTGATTTTAGAGTCGTTTCCATTTAAACTTTCAAACATCAGCTTAGCATCTGTTTCCCACGCTTTATATCCGGCGGTTTTATCTCCGTCAAACATAAACGCAACCATACATTTCACGTTTACTTCTTTGTTATCAGGTACATCATTGAAGAAATGCTCCCAAACATACTCAAAGTCCTCTTCTCCCTTAATCATCGTTAAATCTTGGGCGATAGACACTTTGTAATTTTTCAGCATTTCTGTCGGCGACATGTCAGCGATGAAATCCTGTGTGTCCGTTTCTGCCTCAACACTTAATTCAAGCGTTGTTGATTTCTTAATTCGTTTGTAAGCTTCTTCCATCTGCAAGAACAAACCAATCATGTACTTTTTGACTGTCTGCCCTACCTGAACTTCTGTACCTGTTGTAGAACGTACTGCTACTGCTTTTTCTTTATTCTCTATTAGCTTTCTCCTTTCTGTATATAATTTCAAAAGTTAATTGATATACACTTTCGCTTTCTTCCGTTTCGAAGAGATAAAATCCGCTTGAAATAGCAATGTTTTCACAAAATCTATTATTATCTAGTTTTGGAAGAACACCATCCATGTTTCTCTCTTCTACCCAATCCGTTAGATCTTCAAGAAAAGCATTGTTTCCTATTCTATCGGGTTCAAACTGCGATTTTTTTCGCATAAAGAAAGTGTAATATTCTGTATTTAATGAACTACCATCAACAAATTCATCTTTTATCGTTGTCGGTGTTTTCGACACCGCATAGGCATTTGCTTTTGCCTGTAATAAATCGGTGTCTATACGTTCATCAATTTCAATTTGCCCATATTCATATAGCCATTTAATAATGCTTTCATTAATCGTCATTTCTTTGCACCGCTTTCTCTTATTGCGCCTTTTAAGATGGCTTTTTTACCGCCATTCTGCTTCATTCGTTCAAACCAGTATGTTCCTCTCATTGGAGCACCTGTAAAGTTTGCTGGGGTATAGTACCATTTCTTCATATATGGAGCACTTGCCCCCCCTTGCATGACTTTACCACTGCCAATATCCGTTAATCGCGTGGCACTGTCAATACCAGCACCGCTATCTTTTGGAGTATACGGAGACATTAAACGAATAACTTCGCTATCGATGTATCTCTGTACTTTTCCATGGTCGTCAAGTCCTCTATCTGCCAATATCTGTTGAAAGGATTTCATCTTGATTTTTATTTTGCATCTACCTTCCAGTGTTTCAAATTGTATACCAAAGTATTATCACTAACTCCAGCAATCGTATGATATTCATACTTTTTTTCAATCTCTTGCAATGAGGAATAGTCAAATACATCTTCATTTACTTCGCCAAGAATAACGATATCCATGTTGTTCTCAGTATTCAATGTGAAATATTTTTTCTTTTCGTCGTTTGGAAGTTTCTGATATACATTAGGCGGTACATATCCATCTCTGAATGGTATTGTGATAGAAATATAATCAGCTATCTGTATTTGATTGTTTGATACGCTCTTTTGAGATTTCCTTCTCCACATACAATCGGTTAGGATTGTCTTATTGAACCTGTCCTCTCTCGTGATAGCATCATAATAATGGTTAATCAATGTGACTGTATCATTGAATATCATAATGCTATCCACCCGCTTTTTATCAATCCGCTATCTCCCAGCCATTCATAAATAATGTCAGTGATTGCCTGTTTGTTTTCTTCTGTTGTTGAACTAGCGTAAGATTCAGAATATCCATCATTGCTCGTAGATGTAATACCATTTGATTTTTCATGGATATCAAGTACATTAATCACACAACATATACAGTCTTTCACATCGTTCTCATGCTCTCCAAAAATGTCTGTACTCAATTTCTTCAACACCATTCTTTCAGCACGATATGATAGCTGGTTAAATCGTTCTTCTTTTACTTTTGGAAAATGGGAGTTGTAATACTCCCAATCAATTAAATTGTTCATATCTCAACCCCCTTTTAAATTAACTAGATGCCATGATACCGGATGTTTTTAATGAATCCAATAACGCTTTAAATTCTGCCTGTGTTACATTTTCTCCCGCTGCTTCCGCTACCATAGCAGCTTGTTTTACTGTTCCTGCTTTGGTTTTAGTTGCAGTTGATGGAATTGCTTTTTCTGTATTTTCGATCCCTGTTTCAATGTTATTCAATGCTTCTTTCGTGATGACTTCATCATCTACCCAAGTTTTTTTTGAATATGCCATTACTCAACACCTACTTTCGCCTTTCCTACCTTAGCTTTGCCGACTCTTGCTGAATCGGCGCTTATAAGGGGGCTTTTGCGCCTCTAATTCCTGCTAATTTATTATCAAATACATCAACAATTCCGTATTTACGATATTTCTGCAAGTAATCGTCACTTGTTTGGTTGTCATCCGGTGTGATAATGTTAGATGCAATATGTTTATCCCATTTTAAAACCGCAGATTTTTCAACAATCAAGAATAATAATTCAGTTGCAGAAGAACCTTTCTTGTAACCGCCCTTCATGTTATTATCTGCATCATTCTGTGCATCATCAATTAATTCAATTGATGTATACATACGTTTCTGTGGTACTGAAATAACTTGTGCGAATTCATCTAAAACACCCATATTTTTATAAGTGTCTACTGATTTGGCCAACCGTAATAATGTAGGTGTGATAAACAGGATACGGCTTTCTGATGGCACTTCATCTTCATCCATCTTATTCTGTTCAGCTCTTAATGCATCCAAGACATTCTCTCCTGTTGTTAAAGTGTATTCACTAATATTTGCAGTTGCTTTTGTTGCCAAAGTTGATAATGTATATGCATCTGCTTCCGGCGCTACTTTTGTACGCTGGAACTGTGCACCTAAGCGCCCGAATGCTAATTCGATGCTTTCTTCGTTGTCCATTGAATCAACATGGAATCTGATGCCACGATCATAGTTAAATTGTCTTGTTTCCCAGTCTAATTTAACATCCCCATCAGTATATCCACTATTTCTAGTGTAATTCTTCAATCCATCCATTTCCATTTTAGGAATAACGATTTCTTTCGCGTTATTACCCATACGAATCAAAGATGAATCTGATGTCAACACGCTCGTCAATGAAGCTTTTTTATAAACTTCATCCAACAATGATACATAATTCTTTGATAATGTAATATTATTCGCTATTTAAATATCTCCTTTCTACTCTAATCCCATTACCGCTCTTAATGCTTTGTCATTATTTGCTCCGCCTTCTCCGGCACCGCCAATAATTTCAGATTTGTCAATGGGATTTTTTTCTTCTTTTTTAAAAAGAATAGGTTTGCTTTCTTTCAGTGCGTTAAAAGCCTTTTCAATATCGTTTGACTGGTCTTTGCTTTCCAGCAATTCGTCAATGTTTAATTGACTTTTAGCCAGTTCGAAATCAACACATCCAAATTCATCAGCTTTTGATTTCAGCAATGCACTCATTTCAAGCTTTTTGATTTGCTTTTCATAGTCGCTTTTCTGATTTGACAATGAAGTCACATAATTGTTCATTTTCTGATTCAACTCATCCATGTCTTTTACATCGAGTTTTGCGAGTTCGTCTTTAAACTTTTTTAATGCCTCTTCATTATCTTTTGCGTTTTGGTTTGCAGTTGCCAATTTGTCAACTTGCATGTTGTAATCGCTAATTGTTTTGTAATTTTCCCCAACTTCTTTATTGAGCGTTTTTATCTGCTCTTCCGTCAGTTCAATTCCCATGTCTTGCAAGATTTTTTCAATGTTTTTCATATTTACCTCCTAGAATGTATTTAAGGTGCAATTCCTACACCACTGGATTAATCATATTATTTCAAAAAAAAAGCGATACAAAGTATCACTTTCTACGCTATTTAAAGCTTTTTTGACCGCCTGTATGTTCCGAATGTTTTACAAAATGATGTATATTCAGCATTATGTTTTTTTAATAGAAATTCATCATTTGTGGTGTCTAAACCTTGCTCTTTTTTCATCTTTATTCTCTTTTTATAATCTCTGATTGTTCTCTCTTGCGCTCGCATTTTTTGTGTCGCTTCATATCCATCATATGTCTTTCCATTCCATTCAAAAGGCTCTGTATTGATGTTTTCTAATTGCTCTTTGGTAAACATATAAGGGTCATCCTTGTTGTATACAGGGTATGCCCTGTGCTTGCATCCGAAGTCTTTTTCTTCTCCATTTGTTAAGTCGTTTAACTTTGGGTAATACTTACCTGTCGTATCATATCGTTTCCCTTGCCATTCTTGATGGCTTGGGCGAGCGTTTGGGTGTGCATCAAACTCCCATATCGTAATTCCGTCTTTTTTCGCGTTGGCAATTCTTAAATCCTGTACGCTTTCCTTTGATACATAAAGCATCTGTTGTCTAACAAATACCTCGATACTTCTAGTTCTTCCGGATGCATAATCTACAATTTTTAGCCCATTTTGTGCCAATTTGTCCACCGCATCCGATATTGCCTTTTCAATCGGTACTTTTCCATCTACCACATCTTTCACATTTTGCTCAATAAAATTGTTGAAAAACTGGTAAATATTAGTGTTTTTGTCCAAAATGTAATTGTTTCCGCTCGTTTTCATGTACTTCTTAAAATAATCATCTGTATCTTTTGCGTAACTTGAAACAAATGTATTACATTTAATTTGCTTTTTTGAGCGTTTATCTAGGTTGTCGTAGGCACTTTCTCCTACAAGCATTAAATCATGCTTAACCGCTTCTTTTTCCTGTTTAAGAAAGGCTTTTGTTTCTTCTTTGACATACTTCCGTATTTCGTGTAATGCGGTTGCTTTCGCTCTTTTAGAGCCATCTGAAAGGACTTTTCTTATTTTGTCAATCAACATAAGACAAACACTCATTTCAAACGCTCTAGCTATGTCTATGGAAGTTTGACACTGTTCCTCTTGCTTTTCCTGTTCATCCATTATTCATCGCCCTCATCTCCTTCGTCATTTGAAGGCATTTGATTTATCAGTTTCTTTGCTTCATCTTCTGATAGATTGTATTTTTTCATGAAATACCATACCTGTAATTCAGGAATACCGAATGACAACGCATCATTTCTCATGCTTTCAGCAACCGCGCTTCTGTCCTCTATGTAGCTATCGTCAAAGTCTACCATAACTTCATCGACATTCAGTTTTGTGTCTTGTGTTTGCTCGTAGAAATAAGCAATAGCTTTCACTATGCCGGTAATATATTCAACGCTTTCAGCACGTTGCTTATTGATTTCTTGCATTGCATCCTGTCGCTCTCCCACATATTCAGTAGCGGTCACTATTCTCCCATTTTCGAATGAATATTTCTTCGTTCCAAACCCATAAATCATGGATAGAAGCGATAATGCAGTTTCCAGCGAATTTTTCACATCATCAATACGTACAGTTGGATTATATTCTTGATAAAGCGTGTCTTGTTGTGGCAATTTATCCGCCCCAACTTGCACAAACACCTTTTTCATCTGTTTGTTTGGCGGTACAGGTTTTCCATCTACCATTTTACACAATTTGTCATTTATCAGTATGATTTTATCAGATTTTTCCAAGTCCCTTTTCCACATCGTCATTGTCAAATCAAGTATTTTTAAATTTGGAATTGCTCCCCATAACTTCGGAAAGCCATATCCAGTCATTTTCAGGTTGTTTACTTCTGCAGTCCTCATGATTGCAAAAGGTTTAACATTGCCAAGTTTAACAACCTGTTTCTTTTTTTCTATCTCTTTTCCGTATTTATCAAGATAAACGCTTGTAGCGATATATGTATCGTCTTGTAATTCAAATAACACGATTGTGTATATATCATTTGTATCTTCCACATAATGCCCTGTGAAAGCGACCTCTGTAATCTCATCATTTACAACCGATAATGGAACTATATTCAAAGTATTGCAGTATTCAATTTTGATTTTTCCGCCTCTGTAAGTACCATCTTTGTAAATATCTGCGTTTTCAATGCGAATATAAGCGCCTACTGTACCATTTGCGGACATTTCCTCTATTTGCTTTCTGTACATCTTTTCAAACCTGTTAGCTTTCAGAATGTCGTTAATAATCTTGTTGTCATCGTCATTTTTGCTTGCGTTTACTTCCACAACCTCAATCAGATTCGCATCATCTGCACATAATCTTTTTGCGAAGTTGGTACGCTCTAGATCATACTCTTCATTATTGATTGTATAAGCAGTGTGAAAGTCGCTTTCTGTGTTTGTATACCATTTATCAGTTAATTCAATGTATTTCATCGCTTCCGTATCTATGGTATATCCTAATTTCTGCAAATATTCCTGTACATAACTTTCTATCAGTCCACCTCCAAATTAGATTATATTCATCTGCTCCAAAGCTTATAAAATAAGCCTTATTTTATGTTTTTTGTCATTTTGGAATAAAAATTTTATCTTTTTAGTTCAATATAATCGCTATGTGTGATAAATGTGTAACAAAAACTATCCCAATAGTCGTTAATGTTGTTTATGTTTTCATCCTTTGGGATGTTTGGATTTTTTTCATCCCATACAAGCGATTTTAAAGATAAAATGAGATTTTTACACTTTTTGTTTATCTTCAATCTGCCAGTGCATAATAGTATATCAACTGTTTTCGGTCGTTCTGATATTTCATTTTTTGAAACCGGTGCAATGTTTGAATAAGGAAGTCCCTCATTCATTGCAGAGGTTCTAAGCGTGTTTATAAGTGTATTAGATGCACTGTCGCAGAATATCCACTCTACATATCCCCATACATTCAAACATCGCTTATAGAATTTGATGAACTCATCACACAAGAGTTTTGCATCTATCCCATTGCTTTTCGGTATGTCATGTTCATCTAATACTCTTAAATCTGCCCAGTTATTCATAAATCCAGTTAAGTGGAATGAGTACTTACTTCCACTGTCTCCGAAGTCAATGCCCATAATTAAATGGTCATATCGATTTTCTTTCAACTCTTTTTCATCAGATAAATAAGGCTCGGGATTATCTGCAAAATATCTAAATAATAACCCTTCTGCAATCGCTCTTTCTCCTAGAATATCTCTTCTGTACCAAATCGATGATTTATCGTACTTGCTTTCGATTTCTGCAATTCTTTCCGATGTCATTGTAGCATTGTCATAAATGTTGAAATGCTCATATTTATACCAGTCAAATTCTAGAAATCTGTCTATGTATGATGTATAAATATCAGAGTTTGGGTCACTTGGGTTCAAGTCCCATAACGTCAATGGTTGTTTTGAAGCAATTTGTCTAGCCATTGCTACTTTTATGAACGATGTACGACTATCTTCACAATCGTAATGTTCGTTTATTTCCGTGCCTATCCATAGTCCGTATGAGTTCCCTAAAATTGATTTATAACTGTCTGCTTTCCCACCACCAGTAAATATGACTATCTTTTCTCCTGTCTGTGTTTGGATAAACAAGGCTTCATTGCTTCGGTATTTTCCCCATCTGCATCTTCCACGAAACAAATGCTCTAAACCAAAGCCATTGCACTCTCCTATGTTCAATTTGGCATTTGGCATTGATGAACCGCTCGCTAGATGGAATTTATCAGGGCATTTTTCAAGGTACATGGCAGATATTATGCAGTGATCAATTGTCTTTCCGCTTCGTACTGCGCCTTCTGCTACGAGATGCCTATAATTCGGCGCGTTCTTAATATACTGTTTATGCTTTTCACTGAATGCGCCCCATGGTATTGTCTGTCGCTTTATCATTTCAACAAATCAGCTAAAGCACTCAAATCCTCTACCTCGTGCGTATTTGTTGCTTCTACCTTTTCTGTCTGTCCTAAATGTTGCTTACCCAACCAAATTAACATCCTGTCGCTTCCAGCTTCTGCCCTTGCAAATTGCCATCTTCTCAAGCTAATTCTTCCGCTCGCAGACTTTATTTTATAAGCGTCCGAAAAAGTCATACCATACGTTTTCTTACACCAGTTATTTACAGTGTCTACCGAACAATTATAAAAGTTAGCTATGTCTACCTCTGTACATTGCAATTGACATAATTTCTCAAATTCTTCCTTGTTTATCTGTATTTTGGGTCTACCTGTTCTAGCTATTGAACCACCTACCTTTTTATATGACAAAAACCAACCTAAAATGCGGTTGATTTATTATTCTATGGTTGCAGAGGGCGGAATCGAACCACCTACCTCCAGCTAATAAGACTGGTAAGCTACCAATGCTCTACTCTGCCATTTTTGAGGGTCTATACGACCCATTCACATAAGAAAGTTTTGATAGAAAAATGAAAAATAAAAGAATTATTTCGTGCAACCTCTTGCACATCTATATCTTACATAAATAAAAGTGATACACTGTATCACTTTATAGGATTTTATCCAGTTCAGCATATATTTTTCTGTATATCCCCCCTTCTGTATAATTGTTGATTATTGATGTCTTACGCTTAGAATAACCTTTCACGAATTTATCATTTATCATGTTTCTCACAATAGGGTCATTTACTCTCATAATCATATTGTCAATATCATTTACTCGCTTAACTAACATCTCCCTCTCTTTTGGGTCAAACGCTTGAGAATTATCTATTTCAATTATCATTTTCATCAATACATTTCTCTGTTTGCATTCGTTTATGAAATATTGCCTTTTGTCTTTCTTAGATAGTATTTAAATCCCTCCATACCATTTTTCTTCTTTTGCCTTCAAATTGCTTACTTGTGTTTTCAATCCGAAAATCTGTCTTTCGAGTTTATTTATGTAATCAATGATTTCTGATTTATCCGACATTTTCATGTTTGAATCAAGTGTTACTTTTGCCATCTTTTCATTCATCTTCTACCTCGCAATTTTCTAATACTTCTTTTAATGTCATATTTAAATCAACGTTTTCAAAATATCCTTTTTCTTTTAATTTCAATAAATAAGAATCAGTGTTTATTAAATCCCTAACTAGTGTAGGTGCAATTTCTTTCATTACTTGGAAATAATCATACTCCCATTTTTTCAGTTTAATCGGTTCTTTGTGTTCTTCAAGCAAACAATTTAGACTATTCTTTAAATTATTATTAAACTCGCACTCATTACAGCTAGTCTTATTAATTCCACATGCTTGTTTGTATTTACATATGTATGCAATTAGGCATAGCTTATCTTTTTCATTTAAATTAAAATTTTTAGCATTATTTTTAATCCATTCTAAATTAGTCATATTTTCCTCCTAAAATGGTAAATCATCAGATTGTATGTAATCTTGTACGTATTGATTATTTGGGTGTTCCTGTGCGTACTGATACATCTCTTTTTCTTGTTGTACAAATTCTTCATCATATCCTTTTATCTGATTATCTTCTTTTTTCTTACTTTCCAAAAATTCAACCTTTTCTGCAATCACTTCCGTGGCATAATGTGTATTACAATTTTTATCATCATATTTTCTCGTCTGTATTCTGCCTTTTAATCCGATTTGAGAGCCTTTTGATAAATACTTGCACATATTATCAGCCACTACGTTCCACGCTTGACAATTGATGAAATCAGCGGTTGGTTGTCCTTCTTTTTTAACATCACGATTTACTGCGAGAGTGAATGAACATACACTCACTCCGCTTTCGGTCTTTCGCAAAACTGGTTCTTTTGTCAATCGACCAATTAAATTTACACTATTCATTATTATCTTCCTTTCTACTTAGCAATTCCTCTTGATACTGCATAGCTTTTGTTACTGGATAGAAACGATTTTCTTCAAATTTATCAGATTCATATTCAGACAATGAACCGTACCAATAAATTCCACCATATTCATTTACTCTTGCAATTTGTCTGCAATCTTTATTTAAATTATCCCAAACCCACATTCCTTCTTTTAAATCTTCAAACTTATATGGTTGTGGATTTTTGAATTTATTTAATTCACTTCTTAATTGTTTGATTTCCCCATATTGTTCAATTGTACATTCTTCCTTGCTCGCATCTGATATTTCTAATTTCTTATAATCTTCAACAAGTTCAAAG